TTTCGGTCAAGCTATCCAATTCGACAGGTCCACCACCGGGAACTTCCGGAAGTTTTTTGCCAGTCTGCATTCTGTACATGGTATTTTCTTTCAGGTCATTCAATGAATACTCTTTACAAGCTCTCAGGACAGAAGCAAAATCTCCGTTTTTCCCAAAAGGAATTTTCAGAAATTTATTTGCAATGTTCCCAAGAATGCCAGAAAGTGACTGAGTACTAAATCCAGCGTTTACCCATTCTTCAGGAGATGCAGAAATCTGAGGGCATGTGATCCCTTCAGCATTACAGCAAGCCTGTATGAATGCTTTGATTGAAGAACTGCGTCTTCCGGTCAGAGCTATATCCATTGTCTGCTCATTGAAACTTTTTGCCAATACATCTTCATGCATACCGCAAGAAAGAAGGGCTTTTGCTTCAATTACTTTTGCGTTCCCTGCTTCAACGTTACCAGTAATAACAGCTGGAGCCTGGGGGCGTTCTGCTCTGATGAAAAGAAGTTCTGCTTCAATTGCTGAAATACCATCATTGATAGCTTTAGCTTTGATTTCAGGATCTTTACAGGTCAGGGCGTTAATAGCATTGATGCGGTTCATTTCGTTACCAGTTGCCTTGCGTATTACTTCAACGGCCTTTTCAGCTTCGGTTGCTTCGATAGGCGCAACGGGTGTGACTACTGGAGCAACAGCGGTTGCCTGAATAGGGGTTGTTGGGTTTTCTTCCGGGCTGGAGACCACTTCAGGCTCCACGGCTTTGGTAGGAACAGCTTTCGTTTCTTTTGGCATTATAGCCTCCTTAATTGAATTTTTTGCTGTTATATTTACATCGGTATTTTCAGCGGCTCCGAAAACAACGATTGAAGTTTCTTTCAATACACTTTCCCTTGCGACAAATAACGGCCCCTGGAATGTCTGGCCGTTTACAGTTACTTCCCCATCTTCCATAACTTCATCAACTCTGGAAGGTTTTACACCTACTGAGGCTTGCCACTTATAACCGCTCTGGGCTTTGGCAACAATCTTTGCTACTGCTTCCTCAACGTTTGAATATAGTTTACCGGAAACATTAATATCGTTATCCCCAATATCAACGCTGTCACTTTGGCCAGCAACATATTCAACACTTCTGAAATGATCTGATAAAATAGGAATTTGGCTGTCTGCTGTCAATCCCTGAAGATCGATCACAACACCGTACCACCATCCGCAAACATGGACCACTCCCCCGTCATAGGCTTTAATGCTAAACGTGGAAGGTTTTGAAAATAGCCCTTCAACCATTTGCCCGGCTGCCTGAATTTCAATGTCACGAAAAAAATCTAAACTTGCGTTTAAATCCTGCTTTTCCGTTGCGTTAATATCTGCGAACTTTTCCCGGTTCTTTTTATTCTGGCGCTTGTTGCCCATTTGCAATTTCCTCTTTTGTTATTCCTTTTAATTTCATATAATCTTTTTCAACTTTCATTTGATCGACTTGTGTTCTCCAGTCCTTTCCCTGCTCCCCAAACCAGGTTTCCAATGTAACCCCGTCATTTTGTAAAAGAATAGCAAATGCATCAGCTTCTTTTTTCGGGTCAACGTGTGGAAGTCCAGGAAACATAAACGTGTGAACAGGCATTGGGATTTTTCTTAAAGTTCTTTTCGGTAGGAGGGAATTTGTCAGGCTGCGATATTTTGGAAGTGCTGCCAACTCTATAAAGAAATTAAAAAACAGTTTATTCAATTCCTGCATGGACAAATCACCACGGGTTGTTTTAATAGTTCTCCAAAAGCTCTGGTGATCCAAGCGCCCGGAAGCATAATTATATCCGGCTGAATTTCCTGAAGCAATATTCATCGGCATTTTAAAAGCCCTTGCCTCTCCGTTAATCATTCGTTTATCAAACATCTCATAATTCGTTGGAGGATATTGCGGCTTCTGGTTTTTAAGCCCCCATCCTTTAGGCATTACCGTGGAAGTGGCTTGCTCTAATCTCAGTATGTCCATTGCTTCGGGGTCATCTGTTTCACCATCGAATTCTTCCTCTCCCATTGGAGCCGAATTAGTTTCAATAGTGGACGGTAAACTTGCCTGAGTTATGGCTGAAGTAACTGTTGCCATCATAAAATCACGGGTCCGCTGGAACAAATCTAAAGCGCTTGAGGTCTGGGGTGCAAATCTATGTTGCTCCGGTCTGGTTCTATTCCCTAGAAACAAAACAAACTCTGCCGGGAATACACTTGATTTAAAAAGCCCTGCCTGCCCTAAGTATAAACTTTCTCCGGGGTGTTCTTCCATAATCTCATAGCCAGTAACATACCCCTGTTTATTTGTTATAACCCCGTCAATGTTCAACGGATCATATAAGCCTTTCCCATTTTGATTTGTTACCCTGTCGCATTCAAGCAATCTTAAATCAAGTTGTATATCCAATTCTGAATCCGGGTTGTTTATCAAAATTCCAACCCCTTCACCAGCTGACATTTTTGCCTGTTGAAGTATTCTTAATTTTTCCGGCAACCCTATTGTTTCGGACCACTCTAACCAAAGCCCTTCCAGTTCTTGATTTGCGTTTATCTCTTTGCTCTTGACCTGGAGTGTTGGGCCAGTTCCTATCATCCATTCAGCAAAGGTTCCGATCATCCCCTCACAATATGAATTGTTTGCTGTCTCATATCTTGACCTGGTTCTTAAAGTTTTCCTGGCCTCAAGTGAGTTTTCGGAATTAGGGGAGCTATTAGTTGCCATTCCCCAATGCGCTTCATTCTTGGGAGTGGTTTGCGTTGCATCGTAAGTTGCATTCAGGGGGTGAATAAATGTCTTGGGCTTTCTTAACGCAAGAGGTTTATACGGTTTCTTTTCTGGTAATGCTTCTTTCTTAAATGGATTCCACATTATCTTACTGCTCCTGGGTTTCTGTAGGTAATGAGTTTAAACGGCATTTTGTTGGAGGCTTTTGCACTGGCAACATCATCGTCAGTTTCGGTTTGTGTTAGTTCATCAATGGAGCGATTTTCAACGGTTTGACCGTCAACGGATACTTTTTTAGGTTGGGCTTTTTGATCTTCGATAGACATAAGGCAATCCCTTTATTTTGTTAACGGGATAAATATATTGCCTTAATGAAGTGTTTGCAATGGTGCAGGATATTACCAAACTTATATAGATTTTTTCAGATTAGAAAATGTTATTTGGTAATATAGTGCAAGACACTATTTGTTTTTACGGATAGATTTTATGTATTCAAAGGTATCAAATGCCATTCCGCAAGCACATATCCTGACTCGCTTTATACCTTTTGTTTTGATATATCGGTTATAACATTTGAATGAAGTTGCTTTGCACTCCGGGCATTGCCAATCAACACCGTATGCCTTGACTGCTTTCTTTTGCTTCTGCATCTCTGACAGTTTCATTTTCATGTTATATCAATTTCAATCCTATCATCCTCAATGGCAATTAAAAACTCTTTGTATTGTTCTGGAGTTACATAAGCGGTAAACCTTTTTTCATCTCCGGTTATCTTATCGGCTATAACCTTTTTCCCTTTGGTTCCATCGTCTAATAGTTCCGCTAATATTTCAGCATCGCTTTCTTTTATCCCGTCTTTTGGATATTCCGTTGCTGGTCTTTTTTGTCCACCCAAAACTAAATACTGATAAAGCCCAATAAATATTTCCAATCGTTTTTCCTTTTCCATTGCTATCTCCTATTTGTTCTTTTGCATTTCTGACAGTTTAATTTTTTCCCGTTTCCGTCTAACCCTTAAACCCTTTCTGCTATCATCAAGTTTCATTCCGGCATCACTTGCGCAAGCACTCGCACCTACCAGGCAATCAAACAAATGGTTTTCGTCTTTTGTCGGTTTCATTTTCCATTCTTTAACCTTCCGCCCATGCCCAATTACTTCATCATAAGTTTCAGCAGTGTTATGTATTGCAAATAAATCATGGTTCGTTTGATCTGTCCCAAATAATGTATACTCTCCGGCACCACCTGAAGGGACTAAAAACCCTTCGCTGACGTGAGACTTCCAATAGTTAACATCAATAGAACAGTGTTTGAAGTCTCTAGACTTTCTAATCTGTGGAAAATATAAATGGTGTCCGTGCTTCTCCCCCGGCTTCTTTGTATAAGTTACCAGCGGTTTCATACTTGCTTTTATACCACGTCCCAGGCTTGGAGTTACCAGCGCTTTATATTTTGCCTTTACTTTCTGAACCACCGCTGGCATATAACCAGCATCAATAAACATTGAATCTATATTTAATTTATCCTGCTGATTTACTGTCAAGTATTCCTGCTTACTTAATACCCCGACCAAATCCATAAGCCCCTGCTGGATGATTGCCGGGGTTGTCCCCTTATAGACATCACACAACCGGACAGATAAACTATGCATTGCAAAATTACTTGTCCGCTGTTTCGGGTAACAACCATAATCTATTATCTGGCAACTCCCCCCGTCCTGGAATCCGGCAACCAGATAATATAATATATGTTTATGAACATCAATGTAGCTTGTTATATATTGCGTTGCTGCCAGTACTAGGTTCTTTGAAATGTTATTCCTCTTAGATAAAATATCTGTCATGCTTGGCAATTCTAAACCACTGAACTTTTCAGATGGATCGTTTTGAAACTCTGACATGAATGCTTTTAATTGATGCTTGAATATTAAATTATATCCTGATTGAATCCCACTTATC